TGTGGGGCGCTATCCATTGTGGATAACTGTAAAGAAGGAGGATACAATTGAAGAAGACGAGACTTTTGGGTCCAGACTACGGTTACGACCCTTACGGGACGCACCGTTACTGGAACTCATCAAGTTACGCCCCTAAGGCCACTATGATTACACGTGGCTGGGACCAGCTTGATGGGCTTTTAGAAAGACGTAGGTTAGGCATTCAGAACGCCTCTTCTACTCTAACTTACCCAAATAACATCGGCACTGAGATATTTTACAGTGCAGACAGGAAAAGGCCTTATTTTAATAATTGTAGGCATCAGCGTATTTATGCGCTGAATAATGCATACACGGCCACTTACTGTCGGGGCGATAAATGTTGGAATGCCCCTTATATGCGCACGTTAGATTCGCGCGATATAAACGATGTTAATAGTCTAGATCAGCATTTTATTGCTGATGCTAGCAATGCTCAACGCACTGCTTGGGGTACTATGCAACCTAGATTCGAAGGTAATGTAAACCTCTTCGTCTTTATAGCGGAGTTAAAAGACTTCCGCGAAATTGCAAAGTTCTTGGCTAAAAAGCCATTGAGGAAATTGTCCAACTACTTTCGTAAATTAAAAGGTAGATGGAAGGCCAAAGGCCTTAAGAAATACGATTTCACTCGCCCCTTAGCCGAACTTCATTTAACTAATGAGTTCGCGCTAAAGCCGTTACTATCTGACATTTATAAAATTACTTGTCAAATGGAAACGCTAGTCTCTGAAGCGCAGGCGAAATTTGCCGACGCTGGAAGAGAATTGTCTTCTAGGCATTACTCTGAGGAACTTTTCAGAGAAGACGCAGACGAAAGAACTGCGTATCAACAAGCCAAATACCCCGAGAAACTAGTGGGGCGTTCGAAAGTTTTAACTTTCACAGCAACCATGGAATACTCTTACGAGTATAATATGCGTAGTACTTTAGACGCATTCATGAAGTACTGGGGTCTTGTTCCTAATGCCGAAGCTATATGGGAGTTAATACCATTTAGCTTTCTTATCGATTATTTTTATAAAATCGGTAATAGTATCCGTGTGGCGAGCAGAGATAGCAATGTACGGTTAGATCTTAACCAGTACTGCGAATCACTCACATCTTACGAGACTGTGGGCACTCATTATAAAGATGAGTATCTGCTTGGACCTTTGGTCATTGGGGATCCTATGGGCAATAACCCTATAGGTAGAGCACCTAATAATCTTATTTCAGGTGTAGCTTCTTCCCTTTACACGCGACGCGTATGCCACCCCAACAAGGGGCTTGCATTGCCGCGCTTTGCAAAACCGCGTAGCAAGCAACAGCTTAATATGCTGGCACTCGCGCGTTGCTTTCTTTAAACAACACAATGGTAGGCTTATCCGGATTTCCCGGCGTTAGACAACCACGTTACGGTTTTTATATATAAGGAGATAACTATGGGACTTTTTACAGACCCACTCGTCCTCGTTGACGAAGCGGTAGCTGACCGCACTTTTAACTTCCGTGCTCAAATTTCTGAGCCAGGATCAACCGTAGGCGAATATATTGAACCCGCAGCGAGTGCTGCGGAGGATTCTGTGCTTGTAGTAAAACATTCTACAGCAAAGAATGGTAGAAAGAGGCACCTATTGCAGCGTGCTACTAATCTTACCATCAATGACGCCGACGACACCCTCGAACCTCTTATTGTCAATATGACCGTTAGCAGAGCTGCAGGTCATACAGATGCACAAGTTCAGAACGAAGTTACTATTCTGATAGATGCATTGACAGAGGCTGGCTTTATAGCCGGTTTCGTGAGGGAGCGCATCTAAAATGCGCTCGGTATTAACCGCTGTCATCCGCTTTTTGCTTATGCGGATGGTTGATTTCGTATTCCGATGGTTAGACCGCCGAAAAACGAAACGTTAGGTCATGTCCCAGACAGGAGAATACACATGATTAAAGTCATGGATTCCGAAAAGCCTGGGCATTTCGCCACTGGCATCAGTCAATGTGACGCAGAGTATATAGAACAATTGCTCTGCGCTATACTTGACGATGCTTTTAACCTTCTTCCCTCTTACAGGAGCGCTGACTGTGCCCGTGATAAAACTACAATACACCGTAGAATTAAAAACGAAGGCATAGGATTTGCAACTGTGGCTTTACCACGTCTTTTCAATGAGCTTCTCAGCAAATTGGAAGGCGCGGAACCATCTTTTGAAGGATTTAGAAAATCTCCTTCATCACGACTGCCCGTCTTTGTCGGCGAGCTACTCGATATGGTTGTAAGCCAGGGGCCTGAGGATAAAATAGCGCTTGAATGTTTATATGCGCTATGTGTCGCCTTTAAAAAACTTAAAGGTGATTATCCTAAGGACATCTTGTCTAAATGTATAGACAAGTTTATCGCAACTGATGAAAGCTTGCTTTCGGTTGATTATACCGATTCCAAAACATCTGAAATCGTGCGGAGGGCCAAAAGGTACATTGATACCATATTTAGAACAATTGATATCAATAATATCGTACCTAAACCTGGACCTGGGGCTGTTAATACACCCCTAAAACCTTATATGAGATACGAACCTCATGTAAGGTATGCCCAATTAGACTCAGCTTTCCCTTATCGCAATTGGTTTTATACCAATGCGTTTGGGTTTAGGGAGTCAGTTCGGAAATATTTCTCATTAGAGAATAAAATATATCCTAAGTCCCGCTTGAAATTTGTCCACAAATATGTAGGCAAACCAAGGGGGATATGCATTGAAGAGAATGAGACACAATATCTTCAGCAAGGTTTAAAGAACTTGCTGTATAAACAGATAGAATCTCATCCGATGACAAAAGGCCGTGTGAATTTTAAGTCGCAGCAAGTTAACCGCGATTTGGCCCTTAAATCATCCTTAGACATGTTTTTTAGTACTATAGACATGTCTGAAGCTTCTGACAGAGTTGCCCGAGATTTGGTTTATATCCTTTTTAGGGACACACCATTACTCGATTACCTCGATGCGGTATCTACCCGGTTTATAACTTTTCCGGATGATGTACGCACTGGCGAACTCCTAGCGCAAAAATTCGCGCCTATGGGTTCTGCTGTCTGTTTCCCAATAATGGCTATTGTGCATTTCGCGCTATGTAAGGCGATAATTGCCACGTCAGGACTTGAGAATGCAAGGAAAGCATCCAAACAAGTATACGTTTACGGTGATGATATTCTAACACCGTCCGAGTTTACGGAAGAGATTTTCACACATCTTCCTAGATTTGGGATGAAGCTGAATAAAGAGAAATCTTATTATCAGTCATCTTTCCGCGAATCTTGTGGTATTCATGCCTATAAGGGCGTGGATATCACTCCTGTGTATAATAACTATACACTTAATGATAAGCATGAACGTAAAGACTCAACACGTTTGTTGAGCTCCTTAGCTAAAGAATACGCATATCACAAAAAAGGTATGCATATATCTGCAGCTGTCATACGGAGGCATATACACTTTGTATATGGCCAACTTCCCTTTGGGAAGCCTACTTCTCGTCTCCTTTGTTATAAAAGGGATGCCGATCATTGCGTTTTACAAAAGAACTTTTACGCAATTAGATCGAGGTATGACACTGAATTGCAGCGGCGCGTGTTTCTTATGCGCGTTGTGGTCCCCCATAACGAGGGTCACCTCAGCCTTTTGGGCTCACCTGCACTGCTCCGTTGGTTTAACGTACGACCAGAGGAAGCAGAATCAGCATCGTTCATGGATTTCGATGAGCTTAGAATTGCTCACCGATGGGTATCCGAATCGGACCTAGGCTAGGTCAAATACGAACCCTCGGGGGAGATTGGTTGCGTTGTGGAGAATCTACACCGAACCGGATATGGGCCTGTAAAGGCATACATAACGTATAGGGTGGACAAACCAGCAGCGCAG